CCAAAAGCCTTTGCCCGTCCGGGTGTATAAACTCGGTGTTCATGATCTGCGCCACCTCGTTCATGGATAGCGCCTGGCCGTGGGCAATGTTCTGGCTGGTCATGTAATCGCCCCAGGCCCGGATCGTCCAGTACAGGCAATTTTCCTGCACATCTATGCCGGCGGTGATCAACTTCGCCCACTTCGGCAGGGCGTATGCCTCCACCTCGGTCTGCCGCTCCAGCACCAGCTCCGCATTGGTCCGCAGTTTGGTGTCCTCCCATGGCTCCGCCAGCCAGCTGTTGACAAAGTTTTGCAGCAGCTCCGGGTCATCCTTACACCGCAGGAACTCCTTGGCAATCTCTGAAAACCGCGTGAAAGGGGAGTACAGGGTGTTTAGCCAATAGGCCACGCTGGAGGGCCTGGCGGCGGTCTGCCGGACCGTCTGCCACCTGCCGGCGGCCAGCATTTTCCCCTTGTCCTGGTCAGTGATCACGGCCCCGCAGGCTTGGCAGACATAGGTTGCCATTTCCGCCCGCTCGGCGCTGTCCGGCACATCGTCCTTGCTCGGCCATTTCAGCTGTGCAAATACAAATTCGATGTACTCCCCGCAATGGGGGCATGGCACAAAGTAATGCTTTTCCGCTTCCGCCTCCTCCTTGGCTTTCCAGATGTGGCCGGATTTCAGCGTGGGGGTGGAGGCCATGAAGATCTTGCGGTTTGTGGTGTAGGTCTTGGTGCGCTCTATGGCCAGGGAAACCGGATCCGCCTCTTTTTTGGAGGCTCCCGGAAATTTGTCCACTTCGTCAAGAAACAAATACCGGATCGGGGTGGAGGACAGGGAGGCCGGGCTGTTTGCTCCCGAAAGAAAAACGAACATGGTTTCAAATTTCAGCTTTAGCTTTTGGCTTTCCGCCTCCCGGTACTTGGCTGCCAGCGGTTTGCATTGCCGGATCATCGGCTCCAGCTTCGCCTCCACCGTCCGCTCTGCCAGTTCCTTGGAGGGGTAGACGATCATAGTCGGTGCCGGGTCTTGGTCAATGGCGCTGGCCAGCATATTCTCCAGGGCCGTGGTGCCTCCCACCTGGGTGGGCTTTACAAATACGATCCGCTCCACATCCTCGTTGGAGAAGGCGTCCATGATCTCCGCCAGATACGGGGTCACGCTGTTGCGGAATGGCCCCGGTATGGCGTTGGTGTCGGGCAGGACCCGCCATTTCTCCGCCCATTTGGAAACCGGCAGGCGTTCCGCTGGCCGCATAGACAGGAGCGCCCGGTGGATCCACGACGGCACCGTGTACGGCTTTGCTCTGTACGGCCTCATGGCTCCGCCTCCTCCGGTCCGATCTCCGCCGCGTCAACGAATACGGCCAGCATATCCTCCAGCTCCTTGCGCATTGCCCTTTCCATGGCCCTGGCCGTTTGCGGGTCCGCATATCCGGCTATGGATTTCACGGCGCGGGGCGGGATGTTCATGGCGAATTTCTTAAACATGGCCATGAAGTCCGCCAGATCCCTGGTGGCCTCCTCGGCCTTGATGTATTTCCCCTCGGCAATGGCGGTTTTCAGCTTGTGGAGCTGGCCCTGGCTTTCTTTCAGCTCTACCTCCGCCTCCAGCTTCCGCAGGTTCAGCTCCGCGGTGGAGCTGGCCGCCGCCGTTTCCTGGGCCTTTTGCTCGATGTGGGCAATATAACGCTGGATCGTTTCGCAGGTTTTATATTTTCGGGCGCCGCCTCCGGGCGGCACCTCGGTTTCCAGCACGCCGTCCTGGGTGAGCTGCTGGATCCGCCGGGTGGTTTTCCCCAGCAGCTTGGCCACCGCCGTGGTGCTGGCCCACTCCGGGACTGTATTCAGGGCCGCCGGCGCTTTCGCCGCCTTACTGGCCGCCCCTGTTTTGGCCTTTCCGGCCCCTTTTTTCTCCGCCACCGGCTGCACCTCCTTTTGTGCCGCTGGCCCGGTTCGCCCCGTCCTGCCGGATTTCGCTTTTTAGGCGTGGGCGATTTCGCGTTTTCTTCATCCCCTTTCCGCCTGATACCCCCTTTAGGGGGTATGGCTTTCCCGCTTTTTGAAAAAGCGTAACGAAACACCCCTGAAAATTTTTGATTTTTTGTGGAAAATAATCGGACTTCACTTGCCCCGCAAAGATTTATTTTTCAGAAAGGACCCAAATGGGGGAGGGGGTGGTAAAATCACAAGGGAGGCCCTGGGCCACCCCTCGGCATGAGCGGCCCAGGGCAACGGGGGTTGGGCCAGCCCGCTGCGCTCGTGTACAATGCGGCGGGGCAGGGTGAAAGGAGAAAAGTCCCTGCGGTTCTGCTCCCCGGCCCATGGTGTGGAAACAGAAAGGCCGTCAGGTTCTCACGCCCTGGCGGCCTTTCTCTATTTGGCTGGGGCTTTGCTCTTGCCCCTGTCGTTTTCCACGATACCAGAATACCACAGGTGAATGTCCTGTTGTGTCCTGTCTTTTCAAGATGGCCTATTTTTTTCTGTGCATATCTCTGGTGTCTGCCCTTGCTCAAACTCTTGTACTAACTTCTGCGCCCGTGCATTGGATAGAATAATATCCAGGGCGGCGTTGTAGTAAACATTTACCCTTGACCTGCTCATGTGGACCTCTTTGCAGATCCGTTCCCATTTCTTGCAATCTATGTGCCGCAGTTCCACCACGGTGCGCTCCATGCTGTTCTCCGGTAGCAGGTCAATGAGATCCATCACCATGGTGACGGCCCGGCCCATGGCCACCCGTTGGGCTTCTATGCGCTCCTCAACCTCTGACAAGCGAAAGACAACGGACACGGCCCCCTCGCTGTCTGCCGCAGGGCGGGAGGCCGGCATGGTCCTGTATGTAGTCCCCGGTGCCGGGGCGTTCAGCTCCCGCGCCAGTACATCATGCCGCCGCTCCAGTATGCGCCGCCGCTCCCGCGCCATGTGGTACTGCTGTAAATATTCTTTTACGGCTTCGCGGGTGGCCCCGCCCGTTGTCTGCTGCTTCATGTTCACACCTCGGTTATGTCAATTCCGCGCCGCTCTTTCATCAGCTTTCGCTTGATCAGATATTCCCGCGTTCTGGTGGGCTTGCTTTTTACATCCTCCACCACCAGCCGCCCGTCCCGCTCCCTGTATGTAAAATCTGCCCGGTAGCGGATGGCCCGTACTCTCCGCCCCTCCTGGTCTGTGTATGCCTCTTGCAAAGTAAAATCCACCTGGAGGCGCAGATCATGGATTTCTCCGGCTTGCTGTCGTAGGGTCAGGTGGTCATATCTCCGGGCCTCTTTTTGGCTGTCAAAGCGGAGAACGGCCCCGGAGGCGGTGACCCGCTCGGTGGGGGTGTTGCGATATTTCGACGCCCTGTCTGTATTCTGCACAGCGGCGGCGGAGGGCGCAGGCCCCCGCCGCTTCTGCTGCTTCATGTACTTTTCCACGGCCTGCTGCTGATATTTTGGCGGCAGGTCTGAAAGGTTGATGGCCATTTATTCGTCCTCCGGGTCCGGGATCTCCACATATTGCCACGACATAGGCGGACGGTTCAGCCCGAACTCTGCCAGCGGGCTAGGGGTGTCGTATGCCTCCGCCTCTCCCACAATCCAGCCATACAGCGATTTTCCGCCGGCGTATTTTTTCAGATCCTCCTCCGGTACGCAGGAGCGGGAGGACAGATACCGCCAGCAGTTGCTCTTCACCCACCCCATGCAGAGAAATTGCCCCAGCACGGCCCCGGTCCCGCTTACATACGCCAGGACCAGCAGCGGCCACGGTTCCGGCTCTCCGGCTCCGCCCCGCGGGACCGTCTTTCTGATTTCCAGGTCTTTCTCCCCAGCCAGGATCTTCTCCCACCATTCCGGTTTTATGCTCAAAAGCACCGCCCGCACAGTCAACGCCCCTTTCCTTTTGGCGGCCATGGCCCTATTTCGTCCATTATCACCACCCCGGTTCCCAAAAGGCTGGCGGGGTAGTGGTATGGGCATTTCATATTTTCCACCGCCGTCCTCCGCACCAGAGGAATGGCCTTTTTCAGCTCATTCACCGCATAGGACAGGCGCCAGCGGGCACAAATATATGCGTCATGCTCTGCCAGCGCGCAGCCCTCACATTGTTGCGGCCTTTTCTGCTCGGTCACTTCTGGCCACCTCCCGGCATAGGAATAAACCGGCATTTATCCACGGCAAGCTCCGCCACATATCCGATGGCCGCACAGGCCAGCATAATGTCCGCCATGAGATCGTCCGCGGCCTCCTGTCCGCACCCGTCTCTGTTCATGTTCCGCAGGTTCCGCGCCATGATCTGGCCAAACTCGTGCAAATTTTCCGACGCCTCCAGCCACCGCTCTTTCTCCACGGTGTAGCCAATTTCGATTTTTTCCACGGGTCATACCTGCCTTTCAAAGCGCCCCATGTAATGGGCGGCCCATTCCGCTGTTGCGTCCTCCCGGTCATCCCACGGGGAGGCGGAGGGCGGGAGATCCGGGAAATGCGCCCGCAGGTTGTCCTTGTAGAAAACCGGGATTTCGTTCTCCGCGCAGAATTGTGTGATCTGGTCCACCCACTCCCGCCGCGGTGCCACCTTGTCCGCCCGGTTCCCGGTTTCGGCCCCCAGGATCACCCACTGGGGCAGGCCCTCCGCCGCGCTCATGTCCACCGGCCCCAGCAGCGGCTCCATAGACCAAAAGCTGTTGATTGCCACGCCCTGCATGGTGTACATGGCCGCTGCGTCCTCATTGGCCACCGTGGACCCATACCAGAAATTATTTTCATGCGGGAGTAAGCCCATGTAGTCCAGTTGCAGGTATCTGGCCGGGTTTTTCGTCAGGAACAAATAGCGGTGCTGCGGAGCGCGGCGGCAGGCGTCCAGGACCTCCGCGATCCAGGAGGTTGGCACCCAGCGCCCGAACAGATCCGCCATGCTGCACACAAAAACCGTCTGCGGCTCCGCTTGGCGTTCCGGCTGGTTCAGGCGGTATCTGTGCATGGTGGGTTCAAATCCGTATGGGTATGGCGTGGCCTTGATCTTCTCCTCCAGCACATGGAGGCCGTCAGCCAGCGGGTCAGGATCCACACACCCGGCGTCAAAGCGGTGGGCGGTCCGTCTTGCGTAGCAGTATGGGCACCCATGGCGGCACCCGGTTACAGGGTTCCAGCTCATGGTGGCCCAGTCAATTTTCGTCTTGTTCATGTCGCTTTCCTCCGTTCAGTTGCAGCATTTTTTCTCTCACCAGCTTGTCGATCACATGGCCCCGCTCCCGGTAGCAGCACATGGCCGCCAGCTTATCCAGGTTATAGGCCGTCTGTGCGGTCACCAGGACGCTGATCCGGCGCATGTTCTTTTTGCTCTGCATGGCTTCACCCCGTTTTCAGTCATCATCAAACATGGAAATTTGCTTCTGCTCCAGCTCCGCCCTTTTTCTCGCCTCTTTTTCTGCCTCTGCCTCCAGTTCTGCCTTTCGTTTGGCTTGCAGGTCCGCCCACCGTTTTGCCGTAGCTGTCCCGTCAATGTGTTTCAGGGCTTCCCATGTTCCTGGGTCAAAATTTGCCGGTGCGCGTCCCGCTACGGTGGTTTTTAGGATTAGGTCTTTCCACCGTTCACTCACTCGATAGCGGTCACAGGTGAAAAGCGCGTGGCCGGAGTAATAATCTCCTATCCCGCTCCATCCCAGGAATACCCGCCGCTTGTTCACCGGCCCGCCGGGCGCCGTACAAAATCCGGGATGAAAGCTGTTTGTGAAAGTGCAGTATTCGCAAATTCCAAACATGGGGTTAGGCTTGAAGTCCAGACACTCGCCTTGGACCTTATCGCATTGTGCAATCCCGATGATCCCGCACGGCGATTGCTTCGCCCAAAAGTGAATAAACAGTTTATCATCCGGGATTTCTTTATTTTCTGCTCCCGTCTGCCCATGCCCGCAGTAGCGGCAACGGGTCATAAACACATCGTCCGGTATTTTCACACCGCCACCGCCCTTTCCAGTTCCTCCATGGTGTTGATCTCCACCCCCGCGCACCACTCCGGCAGGTTGGCCCGCACCAGGGCCGTGGCAAAGGGAGGAGGCACCGCATTTCCGCACCGGGCCACCTGCTTGCTTTTCCCGTAGGTCTGTCCGGTGTAGTCCCGCTCGATCTTGTAATCGTCCGGGAAACCGTTTGCCCGGTACAGCTCCCGCGGTGTCAGCATACGCAGGCCAATGTCCGCCATGAAATACCAGGCGCCGCTGATCTGGAACAGGATCACATCCTCCGGCCCCAGGTCATAGCCGCAATATGTATTCAGCAGCTCCCGGATCTCCGGCCAGTGTCGGAGATCCGCCCCCGGCTCCGCTCTGGTGATTTTCGTGGTGACCACACCATGATGGCCTCCGCCGTCGGTGATAGTCTGCACCGGCTCCGTGGCCGGTCCGCCCAGGTTGGTGCCTTTCATTTTGACCAGGTGGACGGTTGTCAGCCCCTCCCGGTCTTTTGCTGTGACCGTGTGGAGCGGGTCCTGGATGTTCTGGCCGTGCTGGTCGTTCCCGTAGTATTTGACCAGGCTGGCCGCCGTCAGGCCGTAGCGGTTGGCGGCGTCAATGGTCATAATCGGCCCGGTGATCTCCTGGCCTCTCACATGCTCGGACTGTTCCGTGTGGTACTGGATCAGGGAGGCCCCCAAAAACATTTGCCCGCCTCCGCCGCCGGTCCGCGCCGTGTCTATTGGCTCATTGACTGGGTGGCCCGTGGAGTTGGTGGTGTTGGTCACCGTCCAGGGCACCATGGCCGGGCTTGCCACCCCATACCCATGTTTTGCTGTAATGGTCTGGAGCGGGTCCCCAATCTCCTGGCCTCGGAACTCTCCGGCGTGGTTGACCACCACCAAAAACGGGTTTGCAGACTTGACCACGAACTTGTCCACGCCCCTGGCCACCCGGCGCATGGTGTTGGGCCGGAGTGGCCGCTGGGCGGAAATGCTGTATTTCTCCCGGATTTCCTCCCGCGTTTCAAAAATGGAGGGACAGGGCAGGCTCCAGTCTATGATTTCCGCCGCGCTCCGCCAGGGCAGTTTCTTCCCGGTCAGCACCTCCGGGCTGTCCGCCGGCGCGTGTGTAGGCTCCGGCCACACAATGGGCTGCCCGTCACAGCGGGCAATTAGGAAAAACCGCTTTCTGGTTGTTGGCGCCCCGTAGTCAGCCGCCACCAGCTCCCGCCATTCCACCGCATAGCCCAGGCCCTCCAGCTGGTCAATAAAGCGCCGGAATGTTCGCCCGGCCTTTGCTTTTACCGGGTGCCCACGGCGGACCGGCCCCCAGGTCTGGAACTCCTCCACATTCTCCTGAATGACTACGCGGGGCCGGACCGTCCCGGCCCACCGCAGGACAATCCAGGCCAGCCCCCGGATATTTTTGTCCACGGGCTTCCCGCCCTTGGCCTTGGAAAAATGCTTGCAGTCAGGGGAGGCCCACAGTAAACCCACCGGGCTGCCTCCTGTGACTTCGAGCGGGTCCACATCCCACACGCTGGCCTGATAGTGGACGGTGTGCGGGTGGTTGGTCTTGTGCATTAAAATTGCGTCAGGATCATGGTTGATCGCTATGTCCACCACCCGGCCCGTGGCCAGCTCAATGCCCGTGGAGGCTCCGCCGCCGCCGGCGAAACTGTCCACGATCTTTTCCTCCCACATGCTGATCTGCGCCTTGCTCAACCTTTGCCACCTCCAGCTATATCCAGATACAGGGCGCACTCTTTCCCGGTCCGCTGGCACCAGGCCCATTCCACCATGGCGCCCCGGCTCTCCTGGTAGTCCGGGAGGAACACGGCCAGGTCCGACGCCTCCAGCATGGCCAGCGCGATCCGCATATAGTCCCCGTCGGCCAGGCCGTCCGGCAGGGTGGCGGGGTTCAGGACTACATGGCCTGCCGCCTCCAGGGCCTTGGCCGCCTCTCGAAACTTGGCCCGATACCGCCGATCCCCGGCAATTTTTCCCGCTATGTAAATTTTCATTGGCTTGTCCTCCTATTCGTTGAAAACCTCGAAATATTCCTGGTATGGGTAGCCGCTGATCTCATGCCACCCGCTCCGGGTGGTGGATCCGTCATCGAACTTGTACAGCACGGCGCCCTTGCTGGCCTTTGGCTCCTTACGCCAGGAGGAGGCAGACACGGGGGTGTATGTAATCACGGGCTTATCCATGTTTTGGGTCTTGCTGTACCGCTTTCCCCGTTTCCCCAGCTCCCTGTATTTCTCCATGGTGGATCGGCTTTCTTTGACCAGGTATTGCGCCAGCTTCTCATGGTTCCCTCTGCGGTCCAGGGGTTTGAAGCTGATACCCCCGCCGCCCCTTGGTACGCTCTCCCATGCCTCGGTGATGATCTCCGGGTCCATGCGCGTTATTACCACATGAATGTGCGGGTTTGTCATGCGCTTGGTTTCAATCACCACCACCGCCTTGTACTTGATCCCGCGCTTTTTGCAAATCTTCCGCAGGTTGGACAGAAAGGCGGCCTTGTCCGCCAGTATCTCCGGGAAAGTGGTGTCCTTGACATAGTAGTGCAGGACGGCGTGGAGATCCCGGTGGTCAAAGTTGGCGTTTAGGTCCCAGCGCAGGTGTTCCTCTGCCACCCGCTCGTTGACCTTGGCCTGCTTCTTCGATGTGGTCCCATGGTTGGGGCCTCTCTGGACCCCCTTGGTGTGGATCCGGTATGACTGCATTTTCCTGTGTTCGATGGTGCGGCCAGCCTTTACCCGCCTATGGACATAGGCCATGCTGTACTCCTCCTTTGGGCCTGCTGGTCACTTTACTAATAGCTCTTACCGGAGCTATACGGGGCCGCGGCCCCGTTGAATTTTGCGGCTTGCAGGCCGTCCGGGAGTATGCTATAATATAGCCATTCCAGGACGGCCTTTTGGCCGCCTCGCATTTGCTCCACCTGCGCCGTGTTGTCAGCACCGGGCGCAGGTGGTTTTCTTTTTATGATAGGTAGTCATTGGCCGGCTCCAGCAGCTCCGCCGCGTGTTCCTGGTCCACGATCTTGACCTTGCCGGGCCGCTTCGGGTCTTTCTCAATGGCCCAGGTCGTTTTCTTTGCCATAAATTCCCTCTTATCTGTTTCCTTGACCAGTTCCTTTTCGTAATAGTCCCGTTCTTTTTTCCAGTCCATGAACTTCTGAAACTCCTCGGCGCTCATGTTTACAGTTACTTCCATATACATGCCTCCGTATTTCTCTTAAAACATTCTGTAATTTAATGGCTCATTCAGCATGGACCACCTAAAGCGTGTATCACCTGGTATCAACAGGCCGTCATCCTCTAATTGAAACCGCAATTCATAGTCATGGACCGTCCGCCCGTCTGGCTTGAAATTTACCGGGCTGTCTGCGTCCCATTTCAGCAGGATTGCCCATAGCTCCGAGTGGTTCTTGCGTAGCTGCCGGAGTTGGTTTACACCCTGATTGTGGCACATCCAACACCCGTCCCGGCAGCTCGTTTCGTAGCTTGGGGCCAAAATACCCTCGTACTGGCAGTACAGGCCGCAAAGGCCCTCTTCAATACCAAACTCTACCAGCGGAGCGCGCTTGCGTTCATTCAGTTGCCCGAACCGTCCCGGTTCATCTGCTGCTATTCCCAGGTATTCCACGATATTTGTACCGCCCCTCGCGGCGGGGCTTTCTAAAAATCTGGTTTTGAGGCGTTGGCACCAGGTTCCCTTGTTTGTAAAGCTGACAGGAAATCCTTTGATACTGTCCGGCCCGAAATTATCTTTGTGGATAGACACTCTTTTGCTCGGTGCTTCACACCGCGTTTTAGGTCCGATTGGCACCACGGCCCCCCACAGGGTCGGAAAACCCAGGATTTTCCCTGTTTTCAATGCCCCCCCCCGCAGATTTCCGCTTTGGAACATGGTAGAACAGTCTTTCATAGGTCTGTTTCTCGCCGTTCCGCATAGCGCACAGGTGTTCCACCTCGATACGGTATTTTTGCCAGATATATTCGTCTGCCCGTTCTTTGAACTTCACCATTTCCGGGTATTCCCCGCGGATTGTTTCAGTTGCCCATATATCTGTTGTTGTAATTCGATCCAGCTTTAGCCCCCTCGAAATGATCACATCCAGCATTTTCATGCTGTCCTTTCCATGGCTAATCCGGGCAATGTACTGGATCTGTCGGTTTTCTATGTGCAACCCGGCGTTATCTCTATTTTTCATGGGTTCAGATCTGGCGAAAGTGACAGCCACCACGCCGGGCTGTTCCGCTCCGCTTCGTGCGGGCATACCTTGGGGCAGTCCTCCATGGGGCAGTTGTCGCAGAAAATCCGGTGAAAATCGTCATCCCATGGCGCGTCCAGGCAGGGGAGGGAGGCCAAAAAAGAGGCCAGGGCCTCCGGGGAGGCGGTGATCCGGTCAAAATTCGTCTTTCCCATCGTCATGCCTCCTCTTTGTGGAGGTCCACGCCCTCCAGGGCGTTCCACACGGCCCGCTCCCATTCCTTGGCCCAGCTTGACCGGGCTTTTCTTACTGCGTCCATGGCCACCACCTCGGTGTCCCCGCGCCACAGCAGGCGGTCCCCGTCGATCACAGCAGCGGCTCCATGCTCCACCATTTCCCGCTCCATGATCCCCAGGTCAAGCAGGCTCACCCCGTAGCAGGCCCCGCCGCCGTCCGGCTGGAAAATCTGGTAGCCCTGCATGATAACCGTTGCCATGGTCACCGCGTCGGTGCGCTCCCCGGTCCTCCAGTGTGCAATTTCATCCGCCGCCACATCCGGCATGATCAGCTGCGGCTCTCCATCCTTTACGATGGACACGGGTTCTGTGTCCGGTATCATGCCCATGTGTTCCACGATGGTGGCCAGCACCTTGCGGGGGATGGCCGCCCGCTTGCATTGGATATACCATTGCTCTGTGTAGATCGTCATGCAATCGCCCTCTGCGGCCACCGCATACCCGGCGGATTTATAGGCCCGCTTGATACAGCGCACCAGGCCGCTTTCATTGATCAGCATTTCGCCGCCTCCTTTATTTATATAATGTAGGCATGGGGGCCGCCTTTTCCCCTGGTGCCGCCCACACCTGCGCGTCTAGGATCTCCGCCCAGTCACATCCCCACACCTCTGCCGCGTTCATAATCGCGCACAGGTTGGAGGCGTGGGGGACCACCACGGCCCCATGGGCAGGGTGGACCACCTTGGAGCGGCCAGGAACACGCCAGCGGAGGATCCTTGCCCTCCTGGCCGCTGCGGTGCGCGTTGCCTCCTGGTTCAAATTCCATTCCATGCGTTCACTGTGACCTCCCACCGCTCCATGGCCTTCACCACGGCGGCGGAGTAGTCAGTGGAGGCGATACCCTCCGCCCAGGCGTTTTCCGCTCCGCTCACTCCCATGTTGTACGCCATGGCCGCCTTGTTTGTGTCCCCGTATTCCTGCATGTACTTTCCCAGCAGGTAACACCCGGCGGCAATGTTCCCGGAGGGGGTGGTGGGGTCCAGTCCCGTGGCCGCCTCCAGCTCTGCGTGGTAGGCACCATCCGGCCCCGGATTTAACTGCATGATCCCCACCTCGCCGGCGGTGCCCACGGCCTCCATATTAAAGTGGCTTTCAACCTCCGCCACGGCCAGGGCCAGGGGATAGGGACACTTATAGGCCGCGCAGTAGGTCCGCATATAGTCCTGGTATTCGTAGCACATGGGCACCGCTATGGAGAAATACCCGGAGGCCAGCAGGGCCTCCTCGATCTTCTCTGCCTCCAGCGGATCCTCTCCCTCGCCGTCCCACATGTCCGGTTCTGCGCTTACCAGTGTAACCGGCGGGGAAACGGTGGCGGCGCTGTTGATCTCCCGCTCCTCTGCCGGTCCGTTGCCACGCGCCGAACAGGCCGTTACAAGGGCGCACACAAGGGCCAGCGCCAGGATGGCCATGCAAGCCAGAAAAGCGATCCGCTGCCTGGCAATTTTCCTCCGCCGCTTCTCTGCATTGATCTTCCGCATGTGTTCCCGGTATTCCGCCCTGTTGGCTTCCCGCTTCTCCGCCTCCCGTCTGGCCTGCCTGCGGCTGATCTCCAGCTGGTCCTCCCTGCGGTGGCGGGCTTCCATGGCCCCGATCCGGCGTTTCAAATCGTCCACATCTTCCACCACGCCCCGGTACTGCTCCATGGCCTGGCGGTACTCCTTTGCCTTTCTCTGGCTCATGTCTGCTTGTCCTCCTTTTCTCCCGGCGGGGTGTCGTATGCCACCCAGTAAACCCCGTACAGATCCAGTAAATACCCATCTTTGTCCCGCTCTCCCTTGATACAAAGCCGCCCGGCATGGACATGGGTGGCGATCTCCCAGCCAGGGCTTTTCTGTAATTGGTGCAGGCCGATCCACTCAATCCAAACCGGGCGCGGCTTTTGGATCTGTTCAACCTGAGCGCGGGTCATCGGTTTTCTTTCACTCTCCACATTGCCCTCCTATTCTGCGGCCTCCAGGGCCTTGTGGCGCGTGTGCCGGTCCAGTCCGCCCATCATGGAGTGGATTTTCCACGCCCGTTCCACATCTTTCCATTCCTCTTTTTCCGCCTCTGTCGGTTCCGCCGCCAGCTCCGACGGCGGAAAAAGCTCATTTTTCTGGAGAAATGCGCTGTAAAACAGCTCCATTTCCTCTTTCATGGCCTCGGAATAAAATGCAAAATCCGCTTCGATCTCGATATACTGGGCCGGTGTACATTCAATTCCCACTTCCTTGCGCGGCCTCTTTGTGTATCTGCCCACACAGCCGAAAGAGTGGCCCGTGCCCAGGTGCATATAGGCAAGCTGTCCCAGCAGTCTGCGCTCCCAGTCCGTCTTATAGCGGATCCAGTGAATGGTGGCCCTTGTGTCCTCCAGCTCCTCCTCAGTGACCCCGTACCTTTTCATAAGGGCGGCCAGGGTGCGCTCCGCACTCTCTTTTTCCCCACCCTCGCCACGATCCGCCAGGGCCTTGACCTTTCCCAGCTTCTCCAGCAGTCTTTCCCGCTCGGTCATTTACTCGATCTTCCTTTCTTCCGGCGGCACCTCGTTTCCCCAGGCGTCCCAGCCCTCCGCCCTCTGGCGGGCGAACATTTCCAGGCGGGGCACATCCCCCAGCAGCTCCACGATCCGCCGGCGGGTTTCGTCCGGCTTTTTGCTGTGCCCCTCAAACGGGGCCTCAATGATCTGGTGTACCTTGTGGCTGCGGATCCG